ACTGGGTGTGGGGTTGAGCGCAAAGTGGGCGCGGGGAGCGGCGAGTTTCGGTGGTAACTGTCCCTGGGGGCGGGAGCGGGCAGGGGGGCAGGCAGGAGTTCAAACATTATCTGTCCCTGAGACGGCTCTAATGTGCGAAAAATGACCCCTACGGGCCGGCACAAACAACTTTGGCCAGGTGATGAGGGGCACCCGGCAACACATGACGGCTTCAGTTGTGACGCCAACGTGGCTTAGCCCGCGCGCATCGCGGCGGACAGGCCAGACCCGATGCGGTCGGCAGCCTCAAGCAGCGAGCCCGAGAAGTCGACGGAACGGCGCTCTCTCGCGGCCTGCTCGAGGTTCCAGACGATCTCCTCAGCCGACAGCCCCGACTCGAGATCGGCCACCACCTGACTGCGCAGCGCGAAGACCAGGTCGCCCGCGTGCTTCTGCGCCAACGCCGAGGCCTCGTGCAGGCACAGCGGGCCCAGCTCGCGCAAGGCCTCGCGAGGCGGCGCCACGCCCAACCACTGCTTGCTCGCCGCGGCGGCAGAGTCGCCGGCGGCCTCCAGGTAGCGCAGGAGAAGCGCCTGGTACTCGGACTGCAACGGCAACTCCAGGCCGTCCAGCGCCTTGAGCAGGGTACGTTTGGAACGGGCGCTGCCGCCCGCTGCGGCCGTGATGCTGCGCTTCAGGCGCTTGGTCAGCGCCCCTATCTGCTTCTCGATGAGAGCGCGCATCTCGCGGGACAGACCGTCCTCCAGGGCGGTCAGACTCTCGCCGATGTCGCCGAGGGGCAGGGACTCGATGCCCGATGCGCCCGCTGCCGCAGCGAGGCGCACGGACGACTTGGCCGGGGAGGTGGAGGGGTCGCCCTCGGTGATCTCGGACGGCTGTTGCTGCTGTTGCTGCCGCTCCAACTGCTTCTCCTGCTGCTGCTGTCGTTCCTCAACCGCGTTCTCGGACGGAGCCGGCAGGCCGAGCAGGGAGTGGACATACTCGACCACGGGCTGCTCCGGTATGATGAAGTCGGTGCCAGCCAGCTTGGAGAGCGCGTCGCCGAGCTGGGCGAGCTTCAGGTTCGCGCCGACGTGGGGGATGACGATCTCGGGGAAAGCGTCCAGCCCCGGGAAGTTGTAGCGGCAGAGCGGCTCGATCACGTAGCGGTTCAGCGCCTCGCAGACCCAACTCGAAATGCCGTTGAGGGCGGTCAGGAACAGCTCGAGCTGCGGATCGGCGACGGCCTTCGCCCCCACATCGGTGGAACCCAGCATGAGGAACTCCGCCAGAGCGGAGCGGGCCATCCCCGTGTCCAGCATCTGCAGGACCTTGATGATGATGTCGGTCCCCGTCCGCTCCTGGGCCAGGGCGGTGTCCAGCTCCCAGCCGGACGGCAGGATGATTCCCGCCTGCTCGCCGGCGCGCACCTGAGTCAGCAGGGTCAGCATCACCTCGCGGTTGGCCTTGGCCTTCTCGGTATCGCCGCGCTCGGGCTCCTTGGCGACGGGGAGCCCAAGCCACATGCGCTCGAGCCCGATCATCAGGACCTTCCAGAGGAGGTCCTTCTGGAACCAGGCGCGGTACATCGAGCGAAACAGGGCCCGCCCCTCGGGGTTGCCGGCGCGCCCGCGCCAGGAGAAGAGCACGAAGCGGTCGGCCGGGATGAACAGGTCGGTGTGATACTCGCCGAGCCCGTCCTGGCCGGACTGGTAGAGGCCGGTCACGACGCCGGAGCGGTCGAAGCCCCACTTCGAGATCGTGCGTTGGTGCCGGGGCGCGAGCTTCTGGAGCATGATGTAGCCGTCGCGCTCCGCCCAGACCTTCTCAGCGACGGCATGGCCATACATGACGCCCATGAGGGCGTCGTCCAACAGCTCATCCCACGTCTGCACCATGCCCTTGAGCAGGTTGGTGCGGACGAGTTCAGCGGCTTCCTGATCGACGGCGCCCGCGCCATCGTTGGCGGCTTGCACCTCGGGCATCGCGGCCAGGATCGGCAGCGTGATCGCCGAGTGGATGGCGGCCACCTGGTCGTCGGCGGCCAGCATCTTCTCGTAGGCCTCCAGCGCCAGCTTGCCGGCCAGCCGCGGGTTGTGCTCCTCGTAGATCATGCCGCCCACGGCCTTCAGGCCGGTGAGCCCGAGTTCGCCGGTCGGGGCGACGGGCTGAACGGGAGCGGCGGTTGGCTTGCGGGTGCGAGGCATGGTAGACCTCCGGCACGGCAACGGCGGATGACCACGGAATACACGAAACACACGGAAGGGACAGCGCCTTCCGTCGTTTCCATCTGCGTCAACGTCGCGGGTCGGGCGACCCGCAGGCACGGACGGCTAAACGTCCGGGTGGAGGCCGGACTCGTCGATCGCGAGCGAGACACGGCAGGCCACCGGGATGTCAAACCGCTGGCAGAATACGCCCCCGGGCTCGGTAGGTCGCAGCGGGATCGAGGTCCCGATCCCGACCGCCTGGACCGCGTTGTCCAGGTCGAGGTGGCCGTTGAGCACCCGGCAGACGGCCGCCTCGGTATCGGCCGCCAGGGACATGGCGGTCTCGGCATCCCCGCCGGCGCGAAGCACGTGCACGGCGTAGTGCAGCTCCGAGTTGGCCCAGCCGTCGTGACGATCCCCGTGGGCCTGGTTCTGGTAGGTCACCAGCACCGAATCGTCGTACCCGGCGACCTGGTCGTCCGCACAGATCAGCTCGGTGCTGAGCGGCGCGGCGTCCAGGGACTCGAGTGCTGCGTTCAGGTGCTCCTGCAGGATCGAGATGATCGCGGCGCGGACGGTGCGCCAAGTGGCGGAAGGCATGGTGTTTTGCCTCACCCCAGGCCCCTCTCCTGAAGGAGAGGGGAGAATGGCCTCTACAAAGGCGTCGGGCCTGGAGACCCGACCTACGACGGATACGGCGGGCCGGATGGCCTGCGGCCATGCGGCCCCTCCAACGGTGGGCCAACGGCTACGGCATCTCGGAGAAGATGGCGGACGCCTCTTCCCAGAGGTAGTCGGACAGGATTGTTGTCAGCTTCGTCTGCGCCTCGGGGCGCACGACCATCATCGGGCGGGCGGGGATCCCGTGCTGGCCGACGCGCGGAGCCGAGAGCTGGTGGATCAGCCCCAGGTTCCACCCCTTCGACTTGCCGACTTGGAGCGCGGTCCCGCGCGCCATCTCCAGCTTCGAGATGCGCGCGATGGACCCCGGGGCCCAGCGCTCGATCAGGGACAATGCGAGCGCGGCCGTCACGATCAGCTTCGTCTGGTGGCCGTGCTTCGCGAGCTTGCGGGCGGCATACTGCTCGTTCAGCGCGGCCCACGGCGGATCGCCCTCGACGTCGAACTGGTGGCGCGTCTCGTCCTCCACCACGTCCATCATGTCGCGGAAGGCCGGCCGCAGGTCGCGGAACCGGCGGTCCAGGTCCACGAAGGGGCGGCGGAACTGGACGTGGCCGGCGATGGACCACTCTAACGAGACGTTGTACGGCATGGCAGGCAGCACCGAGCACTGAGTATTGAGCACTGAGCATTACGGCGACGCCGACGGCGACGGCAACAGTCGGGGCTGAAGCCCCTCCCACAACGGCGGGCCGGATAGCCCTACGGGCTATGCGGCCCCTCCAAACGGCTTGAGGTAGATGCGCGGGCCCTGGGGCATCACACGGTAATGCGCCTCGTAGCCCAGGGCCTCGGCGACCTCGCGGAGGTCGACGCGGGTCACCCCGTTGGTCACGGCGGGGTGACAGTCGATGGCGTTGCCGGCGGGATCGACGACCATGAGATCGCCGGCGAGGACGAAGTCCGTGTGCGTGATCCAGACCTTGGCGATGAAAGCGGCCTGGGACTGGGTCGGGCGCCAACGGTCGGGCATGGGCTCGGTTCCGACCAGGCCGTCGCCGCCGCGCACCCACTCCTTGAGTTGGTTGTTGACCACCTGCAGGTGGTCGGGGCGGCCGTTGTCGGACGGCAGGCCGGAGGCGTCGATCACATGCCAGTGGTCGCCGGTAGACCAGCCCTCGCGCGCGAAAGGCGCGAAGCCCTGTTTGACCAGGGCGTCGAAATGCGCGCGGGTGAAGCCGAACGAGGTGCGGACGTCGATGCAGTGGCCGAACCGGCGGTCCTGGTAGCGCCCGACGCTGTCGTGCGTGCCGGCGCTGGGATGCCCTGGCTTGGAGTCGGTGGTCGCCACGCCCTGGAGTATCTGGCCGTCAGAGATGCCCACGGCCTGCAAGCGCTTGACGGTGTGCGGGTGGAGCGAAGCGAAACCGATCATGGGTGAGGTCTCCTCATTAGTGGCGAGCGGGTCGCCGAGATCGAACTCCCGCCAGATGGCGAGGAGGTGAGTCTTGTCGTGGACAGACGGCGTGTAGCTGTAGAGCACCGCGGTAGCCTGGTTCGCGGGGGTGCAGATTCCACGGAACGGGACCCCGACGACTGCCGTCCACGGGCTCTGAGAGACCAGGGGAGCCATATTGAACAGGTAGCGGAGGCCGCGCGCGGCGTGGCGGAGCTGCTCCTCGGGGCCCTCGCTCCCGGGCTGGGGGATACCGTCGCCGCCGTCGTAGCCGCAGAAGTCCGCCAGGGCGTGGGCGGAGAGGGAGGGGAGGGTGAGCGCGGACTGCTCCTTCTGCGCGATGCAGCAGAGCAGTTCGCGCGAGATGCCGGCGGCGTCGGCGGCGGAGTCGATCCAGTCGGGGAGCAACGGCATGTCCCGCAGGCGCGGGGAGCCGATCCGCCGGAGCAGGTCCGCGGCGGAGAACCCCGGCGTGGTGTGGAGGAAGCGGTGGTCGGAGAGGACGAGGTTCATGGCTGCGCCACCTCCGGCGGGGCGGTGGGCGAAACAGGGGCCACCATGCCATCCGGAAAAACGGGGACACCATCACCATTTCGCGACGTCGGCGAAGATGGTATGGTGTCCCCGTTCTTTCCGCGGTGTCCCCTTTCTTCGCTTGCGGGCGCGGCCTGGTAGGCGGCCCAGACGGAGAGGAGGGCTTCGGCGGTGCGCGGCACGCCGATGGGCGTCTCGCACCGGCAGGCGCGGAGTGGACCGCCCGTGTTGAAGGCGTCGATCAGCTCCTCGAGGATCTCGCGGAGCCAGGCCCTCGGGTTGGCGTTGCTGAACATCGTCTCCCCGTAACGGTCCAGGCCATTCCTCATACGTTCGACGCAGAGTTCTTCGAGCGCCAGCGGGATTCCGTGCTGGCGGCACATGGCACGGGTCACGGCGATGATCTCGGGTACGGGCGGGCAGTCAGGCATGGTGGGCTCCGGAGGCAGGTGATGTGGGCGAAAAGGGGGACACCATACCATCCGGAAAAACGGGGACACCATCACCATTTCGCGACGTCGGCGAAGATGGTATGGTGTCCCCGTTCTTTCCGCGGTGTCCCCTGTCTTCGCCTGCGGCGGGCATGAGCGCGATCGCGGCGGCGCGGAGGATGGGGGAGTCGTAGGCGCGGTTGCGCAGCGCCAGGTTGGAACGGCGGGCCTCCTTCATCAGGGCGACCTGCTCGGCGTCGGGCAGGGCGTCGAAGCGCGCGGCGGCGGCCTCGGCGGCGGTGCGGGACTGCTCGGCCTGGGCCGAGAGCTGCCGGCCCATGGACTGCTCGGGTGTCGGGCCGGAAGCCCGACCGGCGCGAGCCGCGGTCGGCGACTGGCGCTCCTGGTGCATGAGGTCGCGGAGGCGCTTCATGTAGCCGATGTAGCTGCGCCACTGGTAGCCGGACATCCCGACCACCTCGGTGCGGATGCGAACGGTCAGCTCGAGGAGGCGCTCCTGGCCGAAGTGGTCGAGCAACGCGCGGAGCTGTTCGTCGTTCGCGACACGGATCTCGGCGGTGCAGCCGTGGCCGTACAGACAGCCGCCCCCCGTGGGCCAGAGGAGGTTGCAGAGGGCGGATTTGAGGAGGCGGAGGGGGTCGGGCGAAAAAGGGGACACCATACCATCCGGAAGAACGGGGACACCATCACCATTTCGCGACGTCGGCGAAGATGGTATGGTGTCCCCGTTCTTTCCGTGGTGTCCCCTTTCTTCGCCTACGGCGCGGGTCGGGCGACCCGCAGGCACGGGAACGGCGGACGGCACCGCGGCCCTCATGGGCGAGACGCCCATGCCACGATGCTCGGTGCTCAATGCTCGATGCTCACTCCTGCCGTCGCTCACCAGTCATCCTCCATGCTGAAGGTCGGGTCGCCGGTGGGGAGCGCGTAGAGCGGGCCCGCGTCGGCGCCGGCCTCGGTGGCGGACTCGCCCACGCCCTGGGCCACCAGCTTCAGCTTCCCCGTCGCGATGTCGGCGAGGAGGCTCGTGGCCTGCTTGAGCTTCGCCTGTGCGGCCTCCGGCGTGTCCGGCCACAGTCGCTCCATGATGCGCGCCGCCACCAGGTACCGGCTGATCTCCTCGACCGTGTCAGGCACCGGATCGAGGGGGGTCGCATACCGACCCGCGCAGTAGCCGTCGATCCGCGCGTCGGCCTGCTCGATCATGGCCGTGATCTGAGGATCAGTCGGCGCGGAGCCCTCGCCCCAGGTCTTCAGCTTGGGGAACTCGGCTTTCACGGCGGCGACGGTGGTGTACATGGGACGACCTCGGTAGCGAGCATTGAGTATCGAGCACTGAGCATACAGCTATGGCATCGGGGCTGAAGCCCGTCCCACAACGGTGCTCCTATGACGGCAGGCGCGCGATGTCTGTGAACTCGCCAGCGGCGGGCGAGTAGAAGGCGGATGGGTCCTCGACCACGCGGCCGTCGGGCAGCGTGATCGAGGGGTTGTGCAACACCCACTCGGTGCGGCTTCCGGTTTGGGACGTCACGAAGTGCGTCTCGGGATCGGACAGGAGGAGCGAAGGCACCAGCGCCAGGTCCTCCGGCGTGAGCGCGGCAGCCGGCCAGGCCCCGGAGCGGATGCGCGCGATGGCGGACAGGTTGGAGAACAGGCCGCTGCGGCCCGCGTGCCAGAGCATCTGCACCGCCAGCTCGCGGTCGCCAGGGATCGGCAGCCCGTACAGGTCCGTGAACCCCTGGCCCATGCTCTGCAGCGTCTGGCGGACCGCCCACTTGGGCATTCCGTCGCGAAACCGCAGCGTCACGTGCGGAGCCAGCCCGCCGCCGGGCAGCGGCTTGCGGTACGCGATGAAGTCGCGGCCGGTCGGCCGGACCGGCGTGCGCAGGGCCGCATACTTCTGCGGGTCGCGGACGAAGTGGCCGTGCTTCTCCGTGAGCTGGTCGAGCGTGAACGACCGGCCCTTGGCGTCGGTGTGGAGCACGTCGCTGCCCGCCGGGAACGTCGGCTGCGTCGGCTGGCCGGTGTGGTCGGTCTCGGACCGGTGGATCCAGGCCATGACGCGGCGGCAGTTGATGTGGCTGCCCAGGCGCCAGCGCGCGAACTGGGGATCGTCCCGCCGGATGATCCTCCCGTGGAGCGCCCGACAGAGCGGGCACACGCGGGAGTCCAGCCGCTCGATGATCTGCGCCAGCGGGTACTCATCGACCGGCGCCGCCGCGTCCCAGGCGCGCTGGAACGAGCGCGTCACCAGGGTCGGCGCGGTGCGGGAGATGAGTTGGTCGATGGCGTCGGCTAACGGCACGGGACACCTCACATCACGGAACGGAACGCCTGAAACACGAAGACACGAAGCGCACGAAGCAGCACGAAGACGGCTACGGCCAGTGGCCGATGACGGTTGGAGGGGCCGCATGGGGCGCAGGGGCGAAGAAAGGGGACACCATCACCATTTCGGACGGATGAAATGGTATGGTGTCCCCTTTTTCGCCCCTGCCACTTTCGAGCGTCGGGCCGGACACGTCGAGCGCCGGGCTGGCAGAGATGGCGGGCCACTGCGCGATGACGCAGTACCAGACGGCGATGAACGTCACCAGGAGCGCGAGGCCGAGGACAGTCTCTCCGGTTGAACGGCGGCGGGTCATGTCAGTCCCCCCAGGGGCTGGGTAGCGGCGTGCGCGGGATGGACAGTTTGAGACCCGTCAGGTCGGCCACGGGCCCCACATGCAGGTTCTCGCCCCACTTGCGGATGAGCGTCGCGTAGCAGCACGCGCAGGCCAGATGGTTCTCAACCCCGTCGCGGTAGGGCTGGCGCGCATCCTCGTCCTTGTCTTTCTTCACGAGCTTGAGGAAGTGGCGGCGGGCCACGTCCATCTCCTCGCAGAGGACATTGGGCAGCCGCAGCCGTGGGCCGTCGTCGCCCTCGCGGCGGATGAGCGAGCACATCTCGTCGAGCGATTCGGTGCGCGGGACCTTCAGCGTGTGGAAGACATCCAGCCCGTCGATCTCTTCCCCGACCACGCCCTGGAGCTGTGTGTCGCTCCAGCGGGTCAGGACCCCCCGGTGCGGGAACTGCTTGACCAGGCGCTTCGCAGTGTGGGTCTCGGCGCCGGCGTCGATGCAGAAGGCATGGACCCCGAACCGGCGGAGCCGGTCGGCCAACACGTCGTCGTCGTGGCACTCCTCGAACCAGACGGTCTGGATCAGGCCATCGGGGAACTCGGCCAGCACCCACAGCCAGTGCGTCTTGCCGAGGTCGATGCCCGCCCAGATCGCGACGGCCGTGCGGAGCAGGGCGGGCTCCTGGTGAAGCAGGCGGCGGACGCTCGGGTTGCAGGCGGCGTCGAACACGGCCGCGGTGATCGGCTGGCGGTCGGCGGCGTAGGGCTGGCCGCCAACGGAGCGGGTGAACCGGCCCCGGGCCACGTCGCTCTTCTCGGACTTCTTCCAGTCGGCGGCCACGTCGTCAGCCGAGGTGAACGGCCCGTACATCTGGCTGATTCGGTACCCCGAGATCGGCCGGTCGGGGAAGGCGGCCTCCCACCGCGCGCAGATCCGGCCGGAGGCGTCCAGGATCGAGGGCTGACGGGCCGGCAGCCCATCGCGGCGGGTCTGGTGGAAGCGGACGGTGCGGGGGCCATCGAGGTACGGGAGCCGTCCTCCGCCGCAGAGGGGGCAGCCGAAACGGAAGGAGGACCCCGCGCCAAAGGGGACACCAATTCGGACGGATGAATTGGTATGGTGTCCCCTTTGTTCGCGGGGGAAGAGGCAGGCGGGGAAGGCGTCCTCGAGGTTGGTCCACTTGCCGCAGTTGGCGCAGCGGAGCATGAACCGCTTCTGGTCGCTGGCGAGATACTCGGCGTTGATGCCGAAGTCGGGCACGGAGGGCTTGCAGAAGACGCTCCGGCGCTTGTAGTCAGAGTGCATGATGCGGTCGGGGATGTCCTCGGCCAGCGCCTCGTCCAGCTCGTCGAACTCGTCCAGGCCGATGTGATCCATGTCCACGGAGGACACGTCCTGGTAGGTCTGGACCCCCAGGAACCAGAGGGGGATGTCGCCGAACCGCTTGAGCTGCGTGGTGTCGGCGCCTTTTTTCCGCTTCCGCGCCCACTCGGACAGATCGGCGTATGGGTCGCCCTCGACCACGAACTGGGCGATCAGCGGGTCCTTGTCGATGACGGGGTCAACCGTGGACGACACGAACTTGCGGACGAAGTTCGCGTTGGTGATGTAGTAGCCGCCGACCAGGCGCAGGCGGCAGCAGCGGTAGAGCGCCTTCCCGATCTCCAGCGTGGAAATCCCAAGCTGCGTCGACTTCTGCATCACCGTCTGGCGGGTGTCGTCCACCACCAGCAGGGCCATGAACTCATGGCCCTCCAGCGTCCACAGCCGCCAGCCCTGGCTGCCGCAGCGGACGTGGACGTGCTTGGCGAAGAACTCCAGCTCGGAGTCCGGGAATCCGGAATCCGGCCTGCCGCGGAGGGCGGTGCGCAGCTTGGCTTTGGATGGAGTGGGCAACGGCATGGCGATCACCACGGAATACACGAAATACACGAAAGCTGACGGCTACGGCTCCTACCCCCCCGGCCCCCTGCCTTCAGAAGGGGGAGACACTACGGCTACTGCGCGGCGGTCGGGTCGCCGAGGTCCGCGCGAATGATGGCCTGGCAGGGCTTGCAGAGCTTCTTCAGGACGCCCATGAACGTCTCCAGGGCGCCGGCGGAGTAGTCGTCATCGAGCATGGCGATCTCCACCTCGGCCTTCTGGACCGCCTTGTCGGTCCGCGCGACGCCGGCCTTGGTGGCGCGGATGGAGGCCAGGGCGAGCGCGTTGCGGCGCTGCTCGGCCATCATGCCGATCACGGCGGGGTTCTGGAGGCGCTGCAGGATCGTCGAGCGCTCCTCGTCGGTGATCTCGGCGTCATCGGGCTTCAGGATGCCCAGCCCCAGGAAAAGGCTCTGGAGGAGGACGCCGTTCTGCATGATGGCCTTCTCGGCCAGGTCGAGCGAGTCGAGGTTGCCCAGGAACCAGGACATCACGCCGAGGATGCTCTGGTAGCGGATCGTGTTGTCAATCCACTCCTGGAGGTGCCCGTCGCGGTGACGCTGGAGCGACTTGCCGGAGATGGCGAGCTTCTGCTCGCGCACCCACTCGTGGACGGTCGCGATCGCCACGCCGCCCATGAGGTTGATGTTGATGAAGTTCCACGCCTCGTGCCCCGTCTGCCCCGTCATCGCCAGTCGGCAGACCTTGCAGCGCCGCTCCAGCGGCAGCGAGGGTAGCTCCACGGTCGATTGCTCGTGGATGAGCTCCGCCCGCCTCGACCGCCCGCGCCCGAGACAGGTGCGGTCGAAGGGCTTGGGGGACGGCTTGGCCTCACCCCCCTGCCCCCCTCTCCGTGCCGGAGAGGGGGGACGGCGGGACGGCGCGGCACGCGGCTTCGCGGAAGCCGCAGGCGCGGGGGGCGCGGGCTTCGGCGGCTTCTTTGCTTTCGGCTTGCCCTTCAGCGTGCTGCGTTGGACGGCCATGATGCCTCACCCCTGGCCCCTCTCCGTTCCGGAGAGGGGTAACCTCAGTTGACGACGACGGGCGACGTGTTCACCGCCACGTAGAAGTCCTCGGCCTGGACGATCTTCACGCCCATGCCCTTCAGCGTGGCGGCGTCGATTTCGCCGGCCTCGGCGGCCGTCTTGATCGCCGCCTTGTCCACGGCCGGCTTGGGCGGCGGCGTCTTGATGAAGCGGCCGAACCCCGCTTCGCGAATGGCAGAGATCACGTCCTCCGCCTTCTTCAGCAGGAACTCGACGGCCGCCGGCCGATCCCGGTAGCCCACGGTACAGTGCGTGAGCGCCCGGCTCTTCGCGCCCGGGGGGAACTCGCGACGGTGAGCGTCGGTGAAGACCCGCATTCCCGTCTTGACCAGGTCGGACTGCTTCACCAACTCGGAGATGCGCGGCTCGTACTCGGCCGTGAGCGCGGCGGCGGCCTTGTCGAGCTCGGCCTGGAGCTGCGCGGCGGAGTTGTCCAGGTCGATGACCTCCTTGCCGGCGGCGCTGACCTCGTCCCAGGACAGGAAACGAGGGGGATCCGGCTCGGCGGGCTTGGCGGGCTTGGGCATGGTAGCACCTCTCTCTGTGTGGTGGGCTCGGGCCCTGGTTTGGACGGCGGGCCGGATGGCCTGCGGCCATGCGGCCCCTCCAACGGCGGGCGGACACGTTGGTCCGCCCCTACGGGAACAGTCGCTCGCCGAAGCGGATGGAGCCCTCGCCGTAGAGCAGCGCGCCGCAGTCGAGGCAGGCGTGTGGCATGTGGCGGATCTGTTGGCCGAACTGGTCTCGCCAGCACTCAGGGAACCAGTCCCAGCGGAATGCGCCGCAGGCGCAGGCACCGTCCAGGACGATTCCCTCGCTCTCAACGTCGATCACATCGCTGACCAGGACCATGTCGTTGAACCTGTAACCTGTAACCTGCGAACCGCCGTTACGCGGCGCGGCGGGCGTCGGCCAGCGTGTGCTTGAGGATGCCCGCGAAGTAGCGCTCGTTCTTCGTGCGGTAGTGCGAAAGCCAGACCTCGGCGGCGCGCCTCCACACCCACAACGGGTACTCACCCCAGGTAGCAAGGCAGCGGCGGGCGTCGCGGATCGAGAACCGCTTGTAGCTCGAACGGTACAGGCGGAAGTCGTTGAGGATCGTGACCGCGTGGGCGAAGTCGAGCTCGGTGCAGGGCGGGCAGGGCGAAGAAAGGGGACACCATACTTTTTCGCCAGACGTCGGCGAAGAAAGTGATGGTGTCCCCTTTTTCGCCCAGGGCAGGCCCTCGGTCTGCAGGAAGGCCAGGATCTCCATCTCGTTCGCCAGCTCGCCCGCGCGCAGGCGGCCCGACGCCTGGGAGCGCGACCCGGCGGCGTCCTGCAGGTGCACGCAGAGGTCCTCGTACTCCGCGTCGGACAGATCGCGGCGGGAGGCGTGGCCGTAGCGGTCGGCCACGATCGCCTTCAGATCGTCGGGCGAGATCCCCGCGTTGCGGGCCAGGGCGAAGAGGCGCTTGAGTTGAGGTTGGGTGGGCATGGGACGCTCCAACGGCTGAGATGACCACGGAATACACGGAATACACGGAAGACGGCACGGCGGGCCGAGGTTCCGGCTTGCGGTGACGCAGGCTACGGAACCTCAGCCGGTTCACTCGGCGGCGCCGAACGGCGGGAGATGCAGGCGGCCCATTGGATGGCGACGGCGGCGACCTGGATCAGTTCGGTGCGGAGGGCGGAGGGGGACAGGTCGGGCGCGGGCCTCTCCGGATTCCGCTCACCCCGGATGTCGGCGAGGTAATCACGGGCACAGCCGCCGCCGGTCCGCGCATGGGCCAGTGCCCAGGCGATCCCCGCGGTGCCCTCGCTGCCGAGGGCGGTGTTGTCCTCGTCGATGGCCGAGCAGGCCTCGTCGATCTCCTCGAGCAGGATGGCGGCCCAGGTAAGGTCGTCGTGGTCCTGGCGGCCCCACTTCTCGTCCTGCCGCAGAAACTCGCCCCACAGGTCCAGCATGGCGCCATCGAGGCGCGGGATTCCCCGGAGGACGATTTCCTCGAGCGGCGGGCTATGAACGATGGACTCTGGACCGTTGCTGTCTGGCATGGTGGTCTCCTGGGAACGGCGGGCGGACACGTTGGTCCGCCCCTACAACGGCCCACAGCCCTCACGGGCGAGCCGCGCGTGCCACTAGGCGGCGCGGATGAGCAGGAACTCGTCGGCGATCGCGCGGACGGTGGTCTGGTCAACACCGTCCCGGCCGAGGTCGCGCTTCGCTTCGGCCAGCTTCGGCCAGAGCTGGAACACCAGGCGCAGGTTGCCCCGCGTGACGCGCACGATCTCCTCGTAGGCCTCTTTGATGTAGGTCTGCGGGAACATCGTCTGCAGGTCCGCCACCGTGATCGCCCGGACGTCGTAGCGGAAGCCGACCCGGGTAGACAAAGGCTCGTGGCGGAGCAGCACCTCTTTGATCCGCGGCGCGCCGATGAAGCACGCCGGCCGGCCCGATCGCTCGGCGATGTAGCGCACGAGGTTGGCAATCGGCGTCGTCAGCTCCTCGCTCTCGTCCACCATCAGGAGCCCGCGGCGGGCGGCCAGGACCTCGATGATCGCCTCGGTCAGCTCGCGCGGACGGCTCTGCGTCCCGACCGCGATCCCCAACGGGCGCGCGATCACGTCGAGCAACGCGCGGGGCGAAGTCAGCAGGCACTTGGGCGGGCAGTGCACCAACAGGTGCTCGGGATGGCGCTCGGCGAACTCGCGGGCGCAGAACGACTTGCCCGCGCCGGCGGGGGACGAGATCACCGAGAGGCACTGGTCACCGGACGCCAGGGCCGCGTTGTCGAACGCGGTCAGCGTTTCCCGGTAGGGCTGGATGTTGTGGATGGTTTTGGTGGGCACGGAACACCTCGGGAGTGAGTATTGAGCATTGAGCATTGAGCATCACGGCGGCGGCAGACGGCGACCACAGCTTTCACGGGCGGGCCGCCCGTGCTACATCGCGGTACTGGCGGTTGGCGCGCTTGACCTCAGCCCACTGGCGGTGCAGCCGGCCGCACTCGCGAGTCTGTGAGGCCCACTCGCGCAAGGCCAACCAGAGGCCGAACATGAAGTCGAACATGGCGGTTCTCCTGAACGGCGGGCCGGATGGCTGCGCCATGCGGCCCCTCCAACGGCTACCCGCCGGCGGCGCGGCGGAGCGGTATGCCGCCGATCGTGACCTGGGCGAGCTTCTCGTCATCGGCAGAGGAGGGAGGCTGCCAGGGGACGGCGTCGGGGGCCGGGAGAACGGGGACACCATCACCATTTCGCGACGTCGGCGAAGATGGTATGGTGTCCCCGTTCTTTCCGGCCAGGCGGGCGGCCAATGGCGCGTGGAGGTGGAGGCCGGCCTGCGCGGCGCGGCGATCCGCCCGGGCGGCCTTGTCGGCGCGCTTGCGATCGCGAATCATGCGCTCCGCGTCGCTCCAGTCGATGCCCTCGCCCAACACAATCGTCGGCAGCAGCGGAACCTCGTCCAACAGCCGCCCCCGCTCGAACACCCACACCCGACTCGGGTCCGTGGGCTTGTACCTCACGTCCAGCACCATCCCCTCATAGTCCCCCAGCCACTCGGCCTGGAACGTCAGGCCGTGCGCGCGGACCTGCTGGGCCGCCACCACCCGTCCCCCGGGCCCGTGCCCCGTGTCGTCGGCCTGGATCAGGAACGTCTCGAACAACTGTTGATCGGTAGGCACCCGCACAAGCCCCACGTTCGCCGACGCGCTGTTGGCCCAGGCCGTTCGCGGCGAGCAGCCCAGGGACCCGTGGACCGTCCGGTGGTACTCGGCGATCCAGGCGTGCAGGGCGGCGTCCGCCTCCTCGAGCGTGAGGAGCGGGAGGTTGGAGCGGGGGTCGTACCAGAGGCCGGAGTCGGCCGAAAAAGGGGACACCATGCCATCCGGAAAAACGGGGACACCATCACCATTTCGCGACGTCGGCGAAGATGGTATGGTGTCCCCGTTCTTTCCGCGGTGTCCCCTTTCTTCGCTGCGACAGATGAAGTCGGCGCCGGGCGTGATCGCCTCGTCGCCGGTGTTCGCAGCGCCGCAGTAACCGGGCAGGAGAGGATGGAGCCCGCGCTTGATCGTGCCGATGATCCGCTCGACCTTGCCCTTGCTCTGGGGCTGCATCCCCTGGCAGGGGTTCGGCTGGATCCCCAGGTCGGCCATGCAGCGCTTCGCATGGGCCGAGAAATCGACGAAGTTCACGTCGTACCGGAGCTGCTGAGGCACTCCGCACATCGGCCAGCCCGCGTCGGTCGGCTTGCGCCCGATCGCGCGGATCATCAGGTCGGAGTAGCTCGCGCGGTGGGCGTTGCGCACGTGGTGCGCGAAGACGATCGCGCGGCTGAACTCGTCCTCTACCACCGACAGCCACGCCCGCTGCGGAGTGGACTCCCCCGGCCCGGGCTGCAGGAAAAAATCCGTCACCGTCTCGTCCTTCACCCACTGGTAGTTGATGTGCGGAGCCTCGATGCGGACCGAAGCGCCGCGGCGCGGCCGGTCGGCCTCGCGGATCGCGGCGGTGAAGCGGTTGACGGCGTGGTAGAGCGAACGGTTGTACGGCAGCCGGTCGCCCGTCTCCAGCTCGCGGGGCAGCAGCTCCTCGAGCGCAGGGAACTCGTGGTACAACTGCCGGCAGACCTCGGCATCGCTGATCGTCGTGCGCGGGGTCTTCCCGCGCGGGGCCGCGAACAGCAGCCGCGTCTGAGACAGCAGCTCGCGGACGCGAGCCTCCACCTGCCCCCGCAGCGGCTCGGGCAACACGCGCATCCGGCCGGCGTCCGCTCGCCCCGTCCGCTTCCCCCGCTCGGTAGCTGGCCGGTCATCCGCCAACACTCGCCGGACGGTCTTCTCGGAGCAGCCGCAGCGCTCGGCAATCCGCGTGATCAGGTCGCCGCGCTCGAAGCGCGAGATGCCCGGCCGGCGGAGCGACGGCCGCAGGCGAATCTCATGCAGGACCTGCAGACGGGTCTCCTCGGTGCGGGACAGTGTGGGCATGTGAACCCTCTGACGGCGGCATTGAGCATTGAGCATTGAGCATACGGCGACGGCAACCCGGCCACGGCGGGCTACACGGCGATGGTTGGCGCGCCGCGCGGGTTGGGCAGGTCGAACAGCAGATGCTGGACGGGAGGCTTGGACGGCGAGAGCTGCCTGGGAGGTGAGGAGGGGTGCTGGCGCTTGATCGCCCGCACCTGGCCCGCGTAGGCGCGGGACAGCTCGCGGATGCGCGACTTGAGGTGCTGCACGCCCTCGTAGGCCTCGTCGTAATCGGCCGGGATGTAGTAGCCCCCGGCGGTGGAGGACATCGACGACCCGATCAGCGTCCCCTCGACCCGCAGCGCGTGGAGCATCTCGCGGAGCGCGGAGGCTCCGAGACCCAGGGCCTCCTGGATGACGCCGGATGGCACGGCGTTCGCCCGGCCCACGGCGTGGGCCATCAGGTAGCGGTGGAGTTGGGATGGAGTGACGTCGGACATGGCGGTTCTCTGGAGTGAGTATTGAGCATCGAGCATTGAGCATACGGCTACGGAATCGGGGCTGGAGCCCGTCCTACGCGGACGATTTGCGGCGGCGCTTGGGTAGGGCTTTGCGGACGGCATACGGTAGATCGGCGTCTACGGCGGTGAGGCCCAGGGGCAGTTGGATCTCGACGCGCGAGGCGGCCGAGATCACGCTGTTCAGCGCGCCCACCAGCCGAGACGCCGCAGCGTCATCAGGGGCCTGGAACTCCAGCCGGTAGCGGTAGGTGCGCACTGTCGTTCTCCTGACTGCTCAATGCTCGATGCTCAGTGCTGCCGTCCTCAGTTCGGGTGGCCGTAGCACTCGGCCAGCGAGAACGTCGTCAGGCGGGTGAAGATGAACTGCGTCACGGCCTGGACGAGACGGGCGGCGATGATCCCAGGCCGCTGCACAGCAGGTCGTTACGGACATCCACCAGGCGGCGACTGCAGACCGGGACCGGCACGACCGCCAGGCAGGCGCGCAGGTCGGGTTCGAGCTGGTTGAGGAGGTAGGGAGTCAGGAGCGGGTTCACTCCTCGTCACCCCCGAGCGGGTCGGCGTCGTCGTCGAGCGGCGGGATCTCGATCGGGTCGAAGGCGGGCGCGTCCGGCAATGTCGGCGCGCGCGGCGTGCGCGTCCCCGGCGTGTGGCGCGTGTGCGCCATCGTTCGATGGCGCTCGAGGTCTCCGCGCCTCGCGAACGTTTTCAGGCAGATTGCACACACGAACGCCCCAGCCGCCTTGGTCGGCGTACCGCGTGAGGCGTCGCCGGGAGCGCCGGCGCCCTTGCCGGCAGTGGTGGCGGGCTCGCCGTGCTGCTGGTTCCGGTGGCGGGTGAGGCCGGCCTGGGTGCCGGAGGAGAAGGCGCAGCCCGGCGAGGGACAGGCGTGGGGGTTGGACGGCGTGGCGGCGGAAGGCGATCCCGCGGTCGCGGGACCCCGCTTCGCGGGGCGGCGGGCCGGATCGCTATGCGATGCGGCCCCTCCAACAACGCGACGGCCTTTGCGGGGCGGGCGATCCCGCGGTGGCGGGACAGGGCTCGCGGGCACGGACGGCTCACCGCCCGCCACCTCAGCCGGCGAGACGCCGGCGGTCCCAGCGGACGTCAACGGAACGGCGGCCTCACCCCCCGGCCCCCTCTCCGTTCCGGAGAGGGGGCGAGGGGCGGAGGCGGCGGGGAGCGCGGGAGGCGCGTCGGGATCGCCGAGGGTGGCGGTTCCGGAGGCGGCGGGGAGGGCGGTGAGGCCGAGGAGGGGCTCGGCGCCGGGGAGGGACCCTGACATCAGGCGCTGCAATGCCTCGCCGAAGACGGTCGTCTCCTCGGGGGTATCGGCCTGGAATTGGATCAGGTTCACTTTGAGCATGGTGGGCGGACTCCTGTGGACGGCGTGACCGTGACGGCGACGGCGCGAGCGGGACGGCGACGGCGGACGGCTACCAGGGCGGGACGGCGGTGGCGCGGATGACAACGCGATGCCAGCGCCCTCCCCACAGCGCGCAGCTCAGGTAGTGCATCGTCGGCGCGCCGTAGGTGGTGAAGGTTGCGCGGCTGACGGAGACCCGGTACTGGAACGCGTTGAGACGCAGATCGCCAGGGGCCATGTACCAGGTACCCGAGGCGCTGCGGGCGAGGACCTGCCAGGACGTCGGCGACGAGTAGGAGGCGTAACCCACGCCGGCCACAGTGGCCTCGGGGACGCCGTCGATCAGCACCTGCGAGATGTAGATGCAGTCGGAGGGGGCGACTGCCTGGGCGTGGGAGCTGCCGGCGCAGAACAGCAGTAGGACGGTCATCACCGCGAGGCAGGCGATTGCGGTGACGAGGCCAAGGGCCATCTTCTCGGACGCGGACGGGTGAGACGGTCTCATGGGTGGGCTCCTGGTGTGGCAGGGGTGACGGCGGACGGCGGGCCGGATACCGCTTCGCGGTATGCGGCCCCTCCCAACGGCACGAACGACACGGCACCCTCCTCGGGGCCGCCGAGGGCGGGGGTGAGTGTGGCGGGCGCGAAAAAGGGGACACCATCACCATCTTCGCCAGACGTCGGCGAAATGGTATGGTGTCCCCTTTCTTCGGCCTCGCCCGCCCGGGCAGCCGGCGCGGGGCAGGCGCCGGACATCGGGATCCAGTGGATCGTCTCGCCGGTGAGGGTGTGGCCGTGGGCCACCAGGCGGAACGGGTCGATCTCCTGGAGGATGACGTGGTAGAGGTAGGGATCGGCGGTCTCGGGCTGCCCGACGTGGCGGACCGCCAGGATGCGAATCTGGCAGCGCGTCGGCGCGTGGTAGGCCGTCAGGTCCTCGATGCGGAGGCCGATGTCGCGGTGGGCCTCGAAGAGGTAGTACAGAAAGTCGATGGCGGTGAGGCGGGGGGAAGGAGCCTCACCCCCCGGCCCCCTCTCCGTGCCGGAGAGGGGGGGAGGGATCACGGCGGGCTGGCCGCCGGCAGTGGTCGGGGTCAGGATCGGTTCGCCGCCGGCGTCGTTGGCGCGCGGGTGCATCATGGGTGCGCCTCCTCGGCGGCGGGCAGGAGGTCGCCGTCCTCGAGGGAGGAGGGGTCCAGATCGGCGACCGTCGGGGCGTCGAGCTCGGGGATGGACGTGGGCGGCGCGAGGCCCGCGTCGCGCTCGATCACCGCGAGGGCGGATTCGATGAGCGCGAGGCAACGGGACTCGATGGATGAAACCTGGACCATGCGGCACTGCTCGTCCTCGGGCAACTCGTGCTCTGCATCGATGAGTTCGAGGGCGGCCAGGGCGTGGTGACAGTCCACGAGGGTTTGGCCCGCGGCTTTGCGGGCGGCGTCGGGACTGGAGTCCCGACCTACGTGGGGGTTGGGCTTGCGCTGCTGAGTGCGAGTCATGTGGTGGGCTCCGGGGACGGCAGTGCTGAGTGCGAAGTGCGAAGTGCTGAGCGCATGTCAACGGCGGGCGGGTCGGTGAGGCCGAGGAACTCGGCGAGGGCCGGGAGGTCCTCGGCGCGGATGTGCTTCACGTTGCGGGGCGAGGCGCCACGGCCCATGTCCATCACGTAGACCCTGATGGGCGGGCGGGCGACCTGGCGGGTGAACAGTTGGAACAGGCGGTTGTACGTCACGACGCCGCGGCCCAGCGCGGTGAGCGCGTGGGCGGCCTGCTGGAGGGTGAGGAAGGCGGGCGGGGGGGGCGCGAAAAAGGGGACACCATCTTCGCCAGACGTCGGCGAAATGGTATGGTGTCCCCTTTCTTCGCTGTCCGGCGCAGTGGCGTCCCGACGATCGGCGGCGAGGGTGCAGGCTGATTCAGGCGCAGGTTCGGAGGTGGTAGAGGTGATCGGCGGGACGGCGGTGCGTCGGGAAGGCTGGGACGGCGACGGGGGGGATTGACGGGCGGCGTTACTCGTGGTAACATTCGGCGAAGCTGACGCAACGGTAGCAGCACTCCCCCGCAGCACCTCTCGCGAACCCCGTCGAATTGCTGGACGGTCCATGCGCTGGGTAAGGGTGGTGGGTTGTGGTGCGGTTCGCGTCGCCGTCATCGTCGCTGCTCTCCTGTGGGCGGGCTGGGAGTTCGCGCTTACGCGGCGTGTTCGGTGGCGACGGATCGACGCGTGGGTCGACCGCTGGACTTCCCGTTGGTGCGGCGGACGAGACGATCAACGCGGACCCCGAACACGTCGGCGAGGGCGAAGAGGTTCTCGCGGGAAGGCACCTTGTCGCCGGACTCCCACTGAGTGACTGCGGTGCGGTTGACGTTGAGCAACAGGGCGAGGCCCTCGTGGGTGAGGTCTCGGGCTTGCCTGAAGTCGCGGAGGGCGCTGGGGTCGAACTCGGTTCGCGCGGTGGGCATCGGGTGGGCTCCTGGGACGGCGGTGTCAGGTTGGCAAGTTCGCAGGTTCGCAAGTTCAACGGCGACGGATCAGGAGGCGGGCGCGGTTCATGCGGGTCCTCTGGGACGAGAGTCGCGAGACGCTCGAGGCGGTCATGCAGGGACAGCCTCTATCGCCGCGCGCAGACGAGTGAGAGCGGCGAGAATGAGCGCGTCAGCCTCGTTGTGGACCCGGATGTCCTTGCTGTGGGCCTTGGCATCACGGGCATCGTCGATCGCGGAATCGCACAGACGATGTATCTCCATCGGGCTGATCCGATCGGCGGGGGCTGAGGGCTTGGTGGGTGTGGGCATGTGGGTGGGCTCCGTGAGCTATGGGTTACACTACCGTAAGCTACCGCTGGTGACAATAGCGTATACTGAGGGCCATGTCAATAGCTGTCGCTGAAGATTCCCAAGAACTTTCGGAAGCCATAGGTGAGCGCCTACGCCGCCTGCGGAAGGGGCGCGGGCTTTCGCAGTCGGCGATGGCGGCAGCCTGCGATCCTTCCGTGGCGGCGTCAATGGTGTCGCAGTGGGAGACCGGAACGAGGCCGGCCAGCGTTGAGCGCGTCATGGACTGGTCTCGGTTGTTCCGCGTGCCGGTGGCGTATTTCTTTGGGGAGATCATGCTCGGTCCCGAGGACCTCGCAGGTGACAGGTCACAGGTGACAGGTGACGGGAACGGCGGGAAGGCGGGGACGGTGTCGGGCCTGGAGACCCGACCTACGAGAAGCGTCTCGTCGTTCGATCCGGACGAGGTGCTTCCCATGGGGCTCGAGGAGTTGATCGAGAGCGGGATGGTTCTGACGGCCGCCGAGCTGCGGGAGTTGCGCGGGTATGCCGATCCGCGCGACCACACCCGGGGAGCCCACGGCGGCGCGTGGGGCTGGACGTGGCAGCAGTGGCTGCGGGTGCTGAGCGAGGATCGGCTGAGGAAGTGGAAGCGAATGATCGAGGCACGGCAACGGCGGGGACAGGGGACCGGAACGGCAGAGGCGGGGAGCGGATGAAGGCAAGGCGCTAAGGCGTTATAGCGTTATGACGCCGTTTGGAGGGGCGGCGGCAGGCGAAACAAAGGGGACACCATACCATCTTCGCGACGGCTGCGAAATGGTGATGGTGTCCCCTTTTTTCGCTACGGCTCGTCGGAGCGGGGGCCGAGCACGAAGCAGACGATCTTGGCCAGGCCGGCCCAGCCGATACTGCTGACGCAACCCGCCACGACGACATCCTCGGGCACGTGCATGAGCGCCCCGAACGCGATCGCTGATGCGATGCCGCCGCCGGTCAGCCACAGCCCCGCGATCATGATGCGCTGGCCGAGGGTCCAACCGGCGGATTCCTGGGGCGCAGTGGCGCCGTGCGCCAGGCGCGTGGCGGCGATGCGCTCGGCGCAGGCGGGGCAGAGCGAGGACCCCTCAACGGCGGGATGCTTTCCGCAGGATAGGCAGAGGTTCGCTTGCCCTTCGCATCTCGCGCAGAACTCCTGGTTCGCGCGCTTCGGCGGCAAGGGCGCCTTGCACGCTGTGCAGTACGTCTGCTCCCACGGTGTGCGGTTGGACATCGCGGCCACCTCCTCAACGGATGAACGGCGGGCCGGATGGCCTGCGGCCATGCGGCCCCTCCCAACGGCGGCGCGGGTCAGGCGACCCGCAGGCACGGACGGCGACGGATGGACGGCGTCGGGACTGGAGTCCCGACCTACGAGAGGGGTGTTCGCGGGGCGATGGGGCGGGGCCTGCTCGAAAATCGACAATATTGTCGATTGGCTCGGGGGGTTGCAATCGGGGATTCGGGGCGGGTACAGTGAGCGGGATTGCAGAGCAACGGCGACAACGGCATTCACCGGCGAGACGCCGGTGCCACGGACGGCGAACGGCATGAACGAGTTTCTCGCGGCGATCAGCATGGATAGCGCCCTGACCGGCGAGAAACT